TGGGGAGACGACGCAATATCACGTTTAGTATTACGAGATTCAGATAATTTTGCCGATGTTATCGAAAGTATGGATGAATTTGGTAGAATGAATGGTCTGAAATATGGTACAATTAAGGGTGGCATGAATGGTAAAGTGGTTGACTTCTTGAAAAATGAATATTTTGCTGGCAGACAAGTCTCACGACGCATACCCTACGATGCAGAACGTCCACGTGAAGCAATGCTTGGTGAAGTCAAAGATGTACTTGATAAAACGGCGATGCAATGTCACCGTGGTGGTAGTCGTGCGTTAATACGAATGTACACTGCAATAACCATGGCGTTAAGTGTCGAAGATGTCAACTATGGAAAAATCGCCAGTACGGATCTGAAATCTATGTGCGCACCTGAGGGTCATGCAAAGACAGCTGCAATTGGATACCCTTCACCTAATGATCGTTTAGCATTAAGATTAAATTTCAGAATTATATTTGGATCGGATGAGTTCGGTACACCATATGATGAAGATACAATAGAGGTCGATGCTATGCCCCAGCTTGAACCAACTCATAAGATTGGTACCCGCTTTTTCAATGAAATGCTCGAAACTGGTCCCGATGGAGAACCAAAGAAAATGCATTATGAAATAGGTGGTCACTCCGGGAAGAGGACTCTTAAGGAGTGTATTGAAAAATCAAACAAGCTGCTGCTCGAGCCAAATCGTTTGGAAGCATCTGCGAAATATGTTGGATTACTTAAGCCCGAGAATCAAAAGTATGCTTATGCAAATAGTGTGATAAATTCTCAAATTGAATCATTTGGCGTATTACAAAAGAAATATTATTATAAGGATGCTCGAGATAGCGCACTAGTCAAGGCGGGATATGTACCCGCAAGGCGAAATATGGAGACCGAAGTTAAAAAGAAGGTTGTCCCTATATCCAAATTTGATGGTATACGTATCGGTGAGTTTAATATTAATTGGAAATATAATCCCGGTTTTAAGTTAAGAATAATTGAACAACGTGTTAATGATGACACTCGTCTTGAGCCTGGTGATAGGTTTTTCGGTCTGAAAAATAATCGGGGAACAATGTATGTACAGAAACGATTACGTTTTGAAGTGCATACGACGATGGGTGTTAGGTCATTTACAGGATGTTTCTGTCCCTTCATTTATGCCGATTACCTACAATTGTTAATAAATTTCTTAGGACTAACGAACTCGCCAAGACACGCTACAAAAGATATAAGTAAGATACTGAATGTATTTAATCCTGCAGGTGATAAGGGCTTTAGAGCTGATATGAATTCTGAAGCAATGGTTGGTATACTATTGGACGAGACTAAGGACATAAAAGACGAGGCTGGGAAACTGGAACAGGTTGAGAATGTTTTGAGAGCTTATGGATATATTGATGCTGAGAAAATAAATGAAATTAAGAAACGTTTCTCAGAAATCGGTATCTTAAAAGACATCGAGCGGGTAACTGAATACCAAGGTTTACATCCAATAAGTAGTTCAATCTCAACAGTAAGAATCTCACAAATATTGGAAGAATTAAGTCCAAATAGACACCAGTTCACCAACGTATCGTCCCAAGTGCGTGAGATATGCTTTTTACAGTTTGTATCGCTATTAACTTTCGAATTAAACATGGCTTTAGCCTCTAAATGGTTACGTGATGAAGAAAAGCATCTGGTTAACAAAACCACAACATTTACAGTGCACGAGTTAGAAATATTACTTCCTTTTCCTGATATTTCAAAAATATTTAAAAGAAAACCCACAAACATAAGAATACCCGACCATGGATCCTCAGAACCTTTTACAAGGGAGTAGGAATGGTCGGTTGCTATAATCGACAATCAATA